GGTGCCCTCCTGCTCGAATGCCTCACGCATCACATCAACCTGATTAGCCAGCTGGTCATAAATAGAAGGCTCATCACCGTCTGTTTCGCAGAGGTAATCAATTGATGTTGCTGGGAAGTACTTGGCTCTAATTCGCTTTATTTCTGCTACGGTGAAAGGAACCTTTTCGGCTACTTTCAAGCCAAAATTGTTTGAGGTCATGTCAAGGAAATTGCCTACTTGCTCATATGTAATCCCGTCTCGAGTCAATTCAGCTTTGAGATTTCGATAGCTCATATTCACCTCCGTCAATATTCCGAAGTTTCGGGATATAGACAGAATATACGAGCTTTCAGGATTACGCAATAAGATATTGCCGAAAATTCGGGATTATATGTAATATTTAGTTATACATTTACGAGATTTAAGGGGTGAAGAGTGGAAAGCTTAGAGGACGCTGTTAGGAGGCTTATCAAAGAGCGCTATGGGAGTATTCCAAGATTTGCGGGAAGAATTGACATGCCTGTCAACTCAGTGTATAGCGCACTGACACGCGGTTTAGCTAACACTCGCACCGAACTCACCGATCGCATCTATCGTGAGTTGAATATCGACTGGGATACCGCAAAACTCGGTAACGATTACCGTGGCCTGAGACTCAAAGGGGATGTACGGGGATCATTTGTTGATGTTCCTCTCTATGGCTCGATTGCCGCTGGGATGCCGCTTGAGATGATCGAGGTGGAAGATACCCATGCGATCCCTCTTGAGGTGCAGAGGAACTTCCCGGATGCGTTTCTTTTGCGCGTAGTAGGCGAGTCAATGAACAGGATCCTTCCTAACGGTTCCTACGCTCTTGTCGATCCATGCGAAGAGGTTGAGAGAGACGGCCAGCCCTATGCCGTCTGCGTCAATGGGTATGACGCGACGATTAAAAGAGTCAAGAAGTTGCACAATGGCTTTGAACTCGTACCAGACTCAACCGATCCAACGTTTACATCCAAGGTGTATGACTATGGGATTGAAGGCACAGAGACTATCACTGTTATCGGACGCGTTGTGTGGTACTGCATACCTTATGAGTGGCGGTTCTGATGGATGCCATAAATTATGCTTTTTCGAGAATGGAAAAACATGAAATGTAAGAAGTGTGGCTCGGAAAACATCATGGTTCAAGTAGTACAAGAGACAAAACTGGTAAATCATCATCACAATATCCTATGGTGGATTTTTGTGAGTTGGTGGTGGCTCCCTCTTAAGTGGTTGTACCTCACCATCCCCGCACTTATTGCCAAACTGTTCTTTCGTCGTAAGGAGATTAAGCAGCGGTCTGTGAGTAAATGCGTATGCCAAAACTGTGGGTATGTTTGGGATGCTTAATCATGCTACTAGAAGCAAAAAATGGTCATGAAGTGAAGTCCGCCGGAGCTGTCGTGTGGTTCCAAGCGGCTAAGGAACTGGAGTAGATGATTTGTTGAAGAGACTTTTTAAATAGGAATGAATGATTTAGAGCATTAATAATTGCTATTGATTACTATTTGATAAATAGTAACTAAATGATTACACTTTTAGTGAGGGAAGAGAGTATGAATCAAGTGGCGTGGTTTCTTCAGGAGATGAAGAAATACATTCAGAGTTCGGGTTTTATTCTCGTTCCCAGAAAACAGAATAAAGAGTACATGGCTAGCGTCGGAATGTCGTTTGATGATTTACAGGATATTATCTGCAGCCTTCGTGCTGAGGACTGTTTTAGAGGTCCTGAGGCTGACGATGATCCTAAAAGAGGCAAATGGACAGTCGCAATGTTCTCACCTAAGTATGAGAATAAAGCGTTGTACCTCAAGATAGGTATCAACTACACCGACGAACAATGCAAGTGTATTTCAGTAAAGTTATACAAAGAGAAAAGAGAGGGGTAGAAAGATGAGCACGCATCAATTCAATACATACTGCCCCCAGTGCGACAAGCCCGTTGTTGCTAATTTGGATCATGCTGTTGAAAAAATCACGGTCCGCGGGCTGGAAGTTGAATATAATGCCACACATGCAGTTTGTCCTAATTGCGGCTGTATAATTGGCGATTCGCGTGTCGAGAAAAAAAATCTCGATAATGCTTTTGATGTGTATCGAGAAGCTAAAGGCTATATGTCTATTGATCAGCTGAAAAGTCTACGCAATAGCTATGGACTTTCTTTACGTGAGTTCTCAAAGTTTTTAGGTTTTGGCGAGCAAACGTATGCTAGATATGAGCGGGGTTCATTGCCTGATGAAGCACATTATGCAGTAATAGCGCAGGCCGCTACCGTTGGAGGTGCTGAATCTCTTTTGGACCTTCATGGTAATCACCTGAGCAAAGCAGCTATTGACAAGGTTAACGCATATATTGCAGGGAGCATATGTGCTGATAAAACCGTGGAGTCAAAGCTTGAGACGATGGTAGGATCTTTTGGCTACGTGAAGTTTGATAGGGCTCGTATCGAACAAGTGGTTTTCTATTTGAGCACAAGAATTAGAGATTTTTATTGGACAAAGCTCCAAAAGACGCTCTTCTTCGTAGATGCACTATCATACGAGAGGCGTGCTGTTGGAGTTACCGGCCTTACATATTCCCATGCGCCTTATGGTCCGATCGTCCATTCTGATGGAGAGCTGTATGCACTGGTTTCACATAATGAATTTGTGTGTCTAGTTGAAAAGAGCTTCGGGCAAGTAATTGAACCGCTGAAAAAACCTGCCAGCGTTCTTTCTCGAGAAGATGTAGAGATACTTGACGATGTTGCACTATTTATCAATACATTTAAGAGCACAGCTGCTGTATCGAATTTCTCTCATACATTGAGTGGCTGGAAGAATACACAGGACGGCCAAACAATCGACTATACATTAAGCTCTAAAGAAATCGCTTCAGCAATTGAAAGAAGATTGCACAAGTAATTAAAGATGTTACCTGCATTTACGAATACGTAGCAGAAGGCGCAAACTCTAAAACAGAGAGAATATATCTGAGAAATGATCGAGAAGACCTCCACAGGCAAGTACCGTGTTCGTGTCGATATGGGACGGGACCTTCACGGCAAGCGTCTTCGGAACACCAAGACGGTTCCAACCATGAGGGAAGCACGAGCCCTTGAGCATATGTGGGCAGAGATGGCGAGAACTGATGCCGTCATCCGGGATCACATGCGCTTTGATGACTTTGTGAGCCAGTACTATCTTCCTGATAAGGAGAAACACCTGAGGTACAACACCGTAAGGCGATACAAACTGGAGATCCGCAAACGACTTCTGCCGGCTTTCAGCCATAAATATCTTGAAGATATCAAGAGAAGGGGTGTCCAGGCGCTGCTTGACTCCTGTGATACAAGATATATGGCCAAGGTAGCCCGAGACGTACTGCGCCAGATCCTCAATATGGCCATGCAATACGGATATGTCAGGCAGAATGTGGCTGCATTTACATACGACTTACCGGAGCGATCCATCAAGCCTGAGGATCACAACGGCATGTGGCTCACGAGCTTTGAGCAGCATGACGAGTTTATCGCCAAGATTGACAATCAGCTTTTCAAGACCGTGGCGGTCCTTGGACTGAGCTTGGGCCTTCGCAAAGGTGAGATATTCGGGCTTGACTGGGAAGATGTCGACTTAGAGCGCCGTGTTGTCCACGTTAAACAGACCTATGTTATGGAGGACGGCGGCTACAGGCTCATGGCTCCAAAGACGTCCAAAAGTGACAGGTACATACCATTGCGTCGTGCAGCTGCAGAGTATCTGCGGAACCTCTATATAAGTAGGGAAGAGCCATCTGGAGCAGTCGTTATCAATCAATATGGGCATAGAGCGAGTCCTAATAAGGTAGCTCTCAGATGGACAGCATGGCTGAGAGACCAAGGCTTGCCATTAGTGACTATTCTTAATATGAGGCACAGTTTTGCAACGGCGTGCGTTAATATGGGCATGGATATCGTTAAAGTGTCCCGTATGCTTGGACATACGCAAGTCAACACTACGATCAATCGTTATGTGCGCTACAAGTCAGATGACATCCAAGAGGAGTTCGATCGTTTGAGTATGGGACAAAAAAGGGATTAGGAAACAGTCGAAAAAGCTCATTTTTAGTACTGTATCAGTGGAAATAGGATAGAACATATATTCTATTTTTACGGCTTCGAATCCCTCCTCCTCCGCCATGTTGTTTGTTTTAGACATACGGTTTTAACTGTGGTTTTATAAACTCTAAAAAGGTTCAATTCGTCTAAACATTACAATTTGTACGTAATGCCTGAACAGGTCTTTTCATTTTCTCGGGACAAAGTAGGGGACAGAAAAGGGACAAAGTATATTTATCAAAGAATCAATCATTTTTGAGCTTAAATAGCCGGCTGTGATACTCCGGCTACTGTAGTTTAAGCTCTTAAAATCGATTGTAGTAAGCCGTTTACCTGCTCATTTGTAATGGTAAAACCGGCATAAAAATACCCCCTCCCGCACAACGCGAGAGGGGATTTATGGTTAGCGTAGTGACGTCAGCCGTCCCTGACTGTCAGTATCGACTTGTACAGTGTCATCAGTCTTTACCGAGCCATCCTCAGCCACGGCGTATGCATGGCCGTCAAATACATGTACACCCTTGTCTAAGAGATTGCCATTTTCTCCGGCAAGATACATCTTGCCGTCAACCTCAAAAAGCCCTGTCGCCATGGCACCCATGGGAGCGCCCGCATCCGGCTTGAGGTAATAGCGATACTTACCAATGTCTTGCCAGCCAACAGCCATAGAGCACTCGTAGCCGTCTTCGACTTCACGTAAGTAGTACCAGTGCTCACCGTCAAAGTACCAGCCTTTGCGAGCATAGCCGTCATTATCAAAGGCATACCAGTAGCCGTCGATGAATGCCCAGCAGTCGTAGTACCACGTCGTAGACGTGAGTGCGTACCACCAGCCATGATCATTGTGTACCCAGTGCGGTGTAAAGGCAGTATCGGTACCACCGGCAATTCTCGCCCAGCCAGCAGGCTCGAGCTGCGCGACATTAAGGTCGCATCGACCGCCTGAGCTTGAGAACTGCCAGATAGTCCAGTCAGCCCACGCGCCGGTGTTATAAATCATCTCCGGCAGCTCCCACGAGAAGCGGTTATCCGGATATCCTGCAATCCACAAAGCGCAATCACTCGCACACGATGCCACGTGAGGACGTCCAGCCGGATAGGTATATACCACTGGCCATATACCGGTACGCTCGTGTACTCGGTCCACAAAGCGACGTGACCAGGTCGTGGAACCCCATGCGTCGTTATCAGTAGTCTCCCAGTCGAGCGCTAAAAGAGCGCGACCGATGTAATCACCGACACGAGCGAGGAAAGCATCAGCTTCTGCCGCAGGGTCTCCACCGTCTGCGTAGTGGTAGACCCCGATAAGCTTACCGTCTGCCAACGCACGCTCAAGCTGAGCCGTCATATACGAGTTCATCGGTCGCGTGCCCTGCGTCGCTTTGGCAATCACAAAGTCAGAGCCGCTGTAAGCTGTCTCCACGTAGCTGCTGTCATAGGTACCGCCACTTATGGACTGGTAGCCGGAGACGTCAATTCCTTTAAGCATTGCCGCCCTCCATAGCAGTATGAGAAGGCTTCTCAGATGGCTTTGTATATGTCATTGCGCGTGCAGAGTCTCCGAGACCTTGTGTAGTTGGATCATTGACGATGCCCAGGATGGAAAGCACCGCAAAAGCGGCATTGATAATGTCTGCAATCTGGCGGTTCAGTACGACAAAATCCCACTTATAGCCAAAGGGAGCCGCGCATACCTGCACCAAAAGTAGGACAGCTGGCACAATGGCCAGCCAGAAAGCTTTGTTCTTCATACGTACGGTTAAATTGATCATGGTTGATCCTTTCTCTAATCTCTAATGTGAAAAACGGTTGAAAAAATAACCAAAAATTGCAGCTATCACGAGCTGTGTCAGCTGCTTTATTGCGTCTCGCCAGCTCTGGGCCGGTCTCTCTTTCAGCTCCTTAAGGTCACCTTTAATTTCGCCAAGCATGGCGGAGATGTTATTAAGCTCAGTGCGCACTGCAATACCGTCCATCCGGAGCTGATCTATTTGCTTTCCGTGCTCAGTAAGCCGTCTGTCGTGTATCTCTACACGGTCTTGGAGCTTAGCCACTTCGGTGGCGATCTCACTATCTTCCATGTGATTTCACCTCCTACTCTTTGATTGGGAAGGGCGCAGTCGTGACTACGCGATCAGTAGATGACTGAGCACCGGTAATCCACACCGAGCCATCGGCTCCAAGCCACACCAAAGCAGAGCGCCCTCCGGGATAGGTCACGGCTGGTAAGTACATATTATTTTCGGGGCGCAATCCCTCCGGAAGCTTAGGTGTAAGCGTGAGATTATTGGCTCCAGCTACGTCTACCGAGATATATGCTTCGGCTCCTACCTGCTTGTAGCGGACGTAATCACTTGAGGGTACGCCGCCTAAGTCTTTCCACGGCGTCATAGTGAGAAGATTGATTAGATGCTTGTGTGTGCCCGTGGCACTTGATAGCACATTTTCGTTCGCTATATATGCCACTTCATAGCCCTGTGGCTTGACGAAGACCTCTATACCTCGATTAGCATTGCTCTCAATCGCCGCAAATTTTAGAACGTTTGACGTAGCCGTATATGAGTAGCGCGGATTAAACGCAAATGACTCTCCGCTAAAAACAGCATCTTGTATAACGCCAATATCAGGATTATTTTTGCGCTTAACACCAAGATGGAAAGCAGAATCAACCATTGATATTTCTGCTTCCGTCGCTCCTTTAGCAAGAGCTACGGTGTTTTTTGCGAAAGTCGCAATCTCCTCAGTCCCGCTCATGACATGCAGACCCTGCGCATCTACGGTCGTATGCAAGCTATTCTTAGCGCCGACGTGTGCACCCTCGGCGTCGTGGGAAAAGGTATTAGTGATGTCACTCACTTTCTTTTCGACTTCCTTGGCTGTCTTCTCTGCCTGTGTGGCTGTTTGTGCGGCTGATGCGGCTGCTTGCTTGGCTTCGGTGGCCTTACCGTCCACTGCTGCAGCCTGTGTGCTTGCAGTGGCTGCTTGCTTCTTGGCGTCATGCGCTTCTTGACCGGCTGCGTCTGCGGTCTCTTTGGCTTCTGTCGCTGCTGCTTTAGCCGCTGCAACATCGGATACAACTGTCGTGACGGCTTGCGCTGCCTTCTCGGCTTTGGTGCTTACTTCTTCCACCTTAGACGCCGCGGCATCCGCCTTCTTAGTCGCTGTAGTGACTTGCTCTTCCACCTTGACGACGGTCTTCTTAGCTTCCTCGGCTTTCTTGTCAGCCTTGACAGCGCGATCATCTACCTCTGCCACCTTAATAGTGGTTTTCTTGGTGTCCTCCGCGATAGTGCGCGTGGACGCTGAGAGCGCTGTGACGCGTCGTTGCTGAGCGTCTGCGTCGTCTTGTGCGCTTGTGCCTTCCTTAGTGAGCGTAGATGCAATGGCACCGAACTTATACTTTGTGTGAGTGGGGTCACAGATATCAATCGTACGGCCCACGCAAAGCATCATGCGAGACAGTCCGTGTGGCTTGCTCTCGACAGATACTCTTTCAAGGAAGTTAATAGGACGGATGCTTTTATCTGCATAGTGCAGGTCAAAGGCCGATACCTCGATAGCGTCATCAAAGCGCGCTGCTGCGAGCTCTGCCATGGCTTTCTCCGCTAGCTGCTTCTTATCTGAGATGTCACGATACTGGACTGTTTTCTCGATGACTCCATAGCGCTCGGCCTTGGCCTTATCAACGATCGCATCGCCGAGGATGTAGTAGTCAGGACTGACAGCTACATAGATACCGTCTTTCTCCCCGTCATCGATGGTAACGTCGTGCTCATGCTCCCCTTCGCCGGCTTTGCCCACCGGCACAATAGCGGTAAAGATGTCTTTTCCGTCAGTGCCGGTTGAGAGATCTAAAAGATTTTGTCCGAGCTCTACGGCCTGCGTAGACTCCGCAGCACCGCGAGAGGGCAGCCAGTCGATAAGAGAGCCGTAGTCATCGTATCGCACGCGGAAATAGCCCCCACAGAGCTTTGTAAGCTTATCGCGCATCTCTTTTATCGTAGCTGGACGGCTCCCGGTACCACGGCTTAGACGTCCGTAGTCTATGCCGGCATTGATGCCGACGCGGAAACGCTCACAGCGGTTTGCGACATGCGCGTTGTGTTGGTCGATGAACCACAAAAACAGCTTGTCGGCTTCGGCTGGTGCATTGATAGGACAGTCAATTTCAGTCGTGTCGTAGGTCTTGTAGGGGCGTACGGTCGTGTCATTAAGATATGCGAGTGACCCCTCGCAGACTATCTTCTTTGCGCCGTCCATGGTCATAGACACAGAGCGCACACGGCCACGAAAAAGCACCTCTCCTCTCTCAACCTCTTTCAGTTCCACTTCGCGCTCAATGGCCATGACTGCATCATGACCAAAAGCAGACCAGAGCGGGTGCGTAGGTGCTACCTTAAAAGTAAGAGTCGGGGACTGTCCCGACTCTTCTTTTAGTTCTGCGCTTAAAACCTGTGTATCAGTACGCGGGTTGTGGAGCTCTTGCCCCGCGTAGTTCATAGCATACATTGGCTATGCCGTCCTCTCCCACATGAAGACTGACCTGTAGGGCGGCATGTTGTTGTGTGGCTGGTTGCCACCAGTCGCGTCTACTCTAAATCGGTAGTTTGTTACATCGCCACTGGAGTATGCCGTCCATTGGTTGCCACTGCCCCAAGTATTGCCATAGAGCATTGAAGTATCGTGGTTGTGCGAAGGCATCTCAGCTACGGTGAGCGTATGTTCTTCTTCGCCGCCGGTGGTGCCTACGGGGTGCTTCTGAGACTGCGCCAGCAAAAAGACGCCATTGATAGGTGACCAGGTACCACCGAGAAAAGTTCCGGGGTCGGTCGGCTTGGTAGACTGATAGATGCTGCCTACCGGATAGAGAGCATCGAGCAAATCAAAGTTTGTCGCAAGGTCCTTTATGGTTTGCGTGACTTCGTCGGTTACATCAGGTTTTATAAGCTTGAGATTCTTTGTCTTGGTACTCATCAGATATCCTTCCATTCAAAGGTAAGGGTTATGTCGTTGCCATCGTGAGATTCGTTGTCGCCAACATAAGCGTTGTCATGCCACATACCGTGTATGCTGTCCCATGTCCTGCCTGTATAGGCAGACCACTTGATGCCTTTAAGGCGACCGATGCCGGCTCTGGCCATATAGCCAAAACGCAGACTTTCATACTTGCTCCACGTGTCACCCTTATAGTCGCGCCATATGGCTGTACCGTAGTTGGGAGTAGTGTTTACCACAACAATGTTTTTGCCGTTGTGTAACTTAGCATCTTCATTCACCCAAGAACCAGCGTCTAAAGCAAAGCTTTGGCCGTTGATGTTGATGATCGTAGAAGTGGTGCAAGTTATTACTGGGGTAACTACCTTAGCGGGACCGTTTACGATGTAGGTTTTGCCGAGCTCCCCGTTAAGGACGTACTCATAGACTCCTTTTGATTTGTAGGGGTCACACGTAACCTTAATCTTTACACCAACGGTCTTTGTGTAGAGCTTTTGAGACACAACTTCAAAGCGTCCGCGATAGGTATAGGGCTTATCCCATGAGAGAGTAAAGTTATAGGTTCTGCCGTGCAGATAATTTCTAAGAGCAGTAAGAAGCTGTTCAATGTCTTCCCATCCGTCGCACTCAATCGGATAAAGCGTGAAATCAATCGAGCGTGTCTCAAATAGGGGTCTGCCGGCCATCCACTCAGATAGATCGATGATGCCGTCGGAACCTGGTATCTCTACATGCGAGACCTTTTGCTCCGGCGGATCATCGTTATATGAGGTGAGAAAACATTGGTAGGTCTCACAGAGAGGTGTACCGCCTACGACAATTTCGGCTGTCATCTATACGCCACCACCTTTCTCTCACCAAGGATTGCATCAACGTAGGGAGTAACAATTCCTCCGACTTCGCGGCCATCCATGTAGATCTTCAAGTTTCTAATGTCATCGCGGAGCGCTCGGAGCTCTTCTACAATGTTGATTTGTCCGGTATCAGCGGTTTCGACAGCATCAACGACATAACCTTTAAGATTGTCGATTGGCAGTATTGCTTCGTCACCCGCTTCGCCACCGCCCATAAGGCCGTTGCGATTTGAGCCGAAGATAGTCGGCTTGGTAAGAATGGCTCCTTTGGCATACCATTCAACTCCAAGGTGTGGTATCGATGGCGGATTAAGAGAGAAGCTGCCTGTGATTGAGAAGTGTGGGAGCTTGATATGGGGTAGCTCAATGTGCATACCACTGAAGAATCCCATAATCCTACCGGGAACACCTGCGATAAAGTCAACGACTCCTTGAACCTTGCTACGTACGTTGCCGATGACGCTACCCACGGCAGACTGAAATGAGTGGAAGGCATTACCAACGGCAGAAACGGCGCTTGAGCATGCAGAAAATGCTGATTGTGCAAAGGCTGCAAATCCGGATATGGCAGTGCCAATAGCAGAAAATATTGAGTAGGCGATATTGCCCAGTATCGTAAAGGCACTACCAAGGTTTGAAAGATTGGCGCTGACGGCAGAAAGCAACGGCTGCAGCGCCTGTATTGCCACGCTTAAAGCAGCGCCGAGTATGTTTGCTACTGGTTGAAGCATGGCAAACACGCCTTGTAGGACCGATATTAGAAGATTAAAAGCGCCATTGAGCAGACCTAGAGCTGCGTTAATGACTGGGAGGATAGAAACACCAAGCTGAATGAGAGGATCAATAAAGGGTTGAAGGATGCTGTAGAGTGATCCCGTAAGATCAATCATCCCTGTTAAGACGGTAGTGATGATCTCGCCTACACTTTGGAAGATCTCACCGACCTGGTTCATGGCATCAGAGTCACTAAGTACGTTGCTGATGCTTTCGCCAAGCTGGCTGAAGAAGTCAAAGATAGAGCTAAACTCCTCTTCTAGTGAACCAAATATTGCGTAGACATCAATACCGGTGACATCAATAAACTGGTCAATAGCAACTTTGTTGGCATCCATAAAGCCGGTAATGCCGTTATAGATGCTGTCAGCAATATCTGTACCGATACCACTTAAGTCAACGCCCTCAAAAAGTCCGCTTAAGTTTTGTGCGAGACCACCAGCAAGCTCGGGCAGAGAACCAAGAAGAGATACTGCAGCGTCAAAGGCTCCGCGAAGTCCTTCTGCAATACCTTGGGCAAGCGCCTTGAAGTCAATGCTCCCAATGACTGTGCGGATGAGGTTTCCGAGCTGTTCTCCGACTCCGGAAATGACGCCGGGAAGAGCAGCGACAAGGCCTTTTGTTATGCGAACAAGTGTGGGGATAACGTTTTTAGCTACATTTCCTACTGATTGAAGCAGCTTCTCGGACATGCCTTCGATGTCGCCGTTGGGATCAGCGATAGCAGTGAGCCAGTTTTCCCAGGCTGCCTTCATGGTCTGAATAGAACCTTGAATAGTTTCGGATGCCTCATGGGCAGAGTTGCCCATAATACCCTGCTGCTCTTGGATGTCATGTATTGCCTGGACTACATCGCCGTACTTTTCAATCGTAAGATCTCCGGCGCGACCGTTTGCCTTTTCAAACTCATTAGCGTCTTTGATCAAACGCTCCATCTCGGTCTTGGTTCCGCCATAGCCAAGCTTTAGGTTGTCAAGCATTGTGTAGTTCTGCTTGGCGAAGCCTTGGTAGGCATCTTGGACGGACTGAAGATTAGTTCCGAAGATAGAGGCGTTATCGGCCATATCGGTGATTGCCATGTTGCCTGCGGCTGCGGCCTTAACAACATCTCCACCAAAGGACTGCTTAAGCGCGGCACCCATGCTATTCAGCTGATCCATGTATTGGTTCATGGAAACGCCGGCAATAGCATAGGCGTCTTGAGCATTTTTCATTACCTGGTCAGATGCGCTGCCAAAAATCTTCTGAACGCCACCGGAGAGCTGCTCAAAGTTTGCATAAGTATCAAAGGCTTGTTTGCCAATAGCAACAACTGCCGATCCAATGGCGGCGACTGAGGCAGTTACACCGAGGGCAGCAAGCTTCATGCCGCTAAAAGCACCAAACGCTGCATTGCTATTAAACCCTTTTAAGGAAGGAATGATAGAAATGTACCCAGAGCCTACCTCTGTGTTAGCCATGTTCACCTCCTATAAGGGTTAGTTGTTGTCCCACCAGTCGTTAAACTCACTGATGGGGATTGGATCTTTGCCATAGCGCTTTGTTGTTTCCTTGACTCCCGGACGCTTAAGTGGCTTCGGCTTCGGTTGTTTCTTGGTCGAGTTAGTCGAGCTATAAAGCCACATCATCCAGTTCATCTGATCGGAAATCGTGGCCAGAAGCTGAGGAATGATTGCGCTCGACTCCCATGTTGCAAACTCGGCATACTTAGGATTGAGTTCTTGCCATGTCTCACTTGTTTTGGGAAGTCTTTTCACAAAAGAGGAGAGCGCCCTAAAGCTAAGGCGCTCTCCCAAATCATCCAGAGTAAAGCTTGTTGTTGTCATAAGGTCATACTCAAGTGCCTCGGTGTGCTCGACAACCAAACACGCGAGACTTATTATTCCCCCGTTGTAGCGCCTCCGGCATCTGTACGGAGTTTGTTCCACTCACTCATAAGTACCGACAAATCGGTAACACTGAGCTCTTCTACCTTAGGCATATAGGGCTCAAGAAAGCGGATGAACCACTCAACGGCTTCGAGATTTTCTGTATCCGGCATTACCATGCCGGCACGGCGTACATCTGCTAGTGTTGGCTCAAGTGGGATATGGCACACCTTACCGTTGACCTCAACGTCAAGTGTGGCGTGCTTGGTTACGAGTTTCAGCATTATTTGGTCACGACTCCATCGTCCAGATAGATATAGATACTGTTGCCAGCGGCATCGCGCTGGCACTTGAGCGTGATGGGTACCTTGATAGGCTCAGAAGCTTGGAAGGTCATCTCGCTCGGTGGGATTGCCTGCCCGCGCGGAATAACGATTAGTACCTTTGCGGTGCCATCTTTTATCTTGAAAACCCAAGAGCGAACCTCAGGCAGTCGCGCGCCAATGGCGAGCTTGATTTGTGTGCCGTGGCTATTTGTTGCGGGAGTAGTAGTTACCGACTTGGAGCCAAAGGCGCGGATAAGTGAGCGCTCACTCATTTCGAGTTCGGTGTATTTAGTCTCACCGTTAAACGATTCCAAGAGCTGTCGCACCGCTGCACCATTTGCTTCGGTGATATCTTTTGTCGAGAAGTCGGTAGTGAGCTGTAAACCATCGCTATCGACGTAGCCCGAATCCTTAAATGCGGCGTTAATAGCGCCTGTTACATCAGTCGGAAGAGCAGTACCTACAGGGGCATCCAAAACCGCCCCCGTGGTCTCTTGATCAAGAGCACCGACTAATACTTTACTTGCATCAACGGCCATAATTAGACCTCCTCATTTTTGATGTTTATTTGCATTTGAAACGTGACTTGCCAAGTGGTATAGCCACCGTCTTGCACCCCATAGCTGAACACGTTTGGCACATCAACCTGATTGATGTGTTTGTCAGTAGGAGGTGTTAATTTAAGTGCGATTGCGAGCTCGTGAGCAAGCTGCTCACATTCAGCTTCGCTTTTAGCCCAGATTGACACGGTGTATTCGGGGCTATCATGTGGATAATCCATAGTTCCACCGGTACGGTCAATCTGAGTAAAGGTGTTCGGAGTATCACGAGGAACCCTAGTCGAGCAGGGGACTTTGAGCGTCTCGGATACCCACTTCACCATAAACTCCATAGAGCTAAAGATCATAGTTATCCTTTACTGTTTCCAAGAGCCTTCTGCAGTGTGTTATGCAAGACGTTTGATCTCATAGCATGTCTATCGGCGGTATAGACAACGCCGTGAGCACGCTTTTTTCCTACGGTCACACGTGCCCCATAGCGGCGTCCTCCATACATGGACGATGCACGATCTCTTACCTTTTCAGCTTTGCTTAAGAGTTTCCACTGCATCTTGTCGCCTTTAAGCAGTTCATCAAGCTTGCTTGGCTCATAACGTAGATGCACCGTACCGTGAGGTCCGGATGCGCTGTATGTCTTAGCCATCAGTTGCCCCCAGAGGTACCATGCAATGCCAAGGCCATTTGGCTGGCAGCATCTGCGAAGGATACTCAAATGGCTCACCGATGACGGTAAGCCATACTTTGCCGTCTGGGCTGACTTGAGCTTTCCGGAGCTTTGTTGCCCACCCTTTGGGAAAGTAGGCGGTGGCTCTGATCTCAACGCCTTCAGGTCGCTCTATCACAAGGTCTTTGGGTTGACCTGGCGCAAAGAGGCATCCTGCGACCGGTATTGGCTCTGTATACGTAAAGACCTCATTGCCGAGTCGGTCTTTGCCGGCTGACACACGCTCTTTTACGAGTAGCGTCATCTTTGGGTGATGCATCATGGCTCCTTTGGCAGAGGGTTTGCATAGAGTACGTCTCCCTCATCGACGCCAAGCAAGTTCTTCTCAAAAGCAGTGAAGTAGATGTCCCCTGTGGGGTTTGCGTATGACGTAGAACCCGTAAAGGGTGAGGCCATCCAAGACTGGCTTGTTACCCCAATGGGTGTCTCTTCTCCTGCCTGTAAGACCCGTATGGCTGCCTGACAAGTAACAAGTTTGAGGACCGCTGGATCCTTATCAGACCAGTCACAAAGTGCCGCCACGGCCGAGCTGACAAGAGAGAGCAGGCTTTGAGCCCGCTCCCTCTCGCTGTCTTCGAGCGCGGGATAGAGTGCTTTAAGGTCGTCAAGCGTGGCAAACGGCCGCTCCGGTTTTTTGGCACCCATTAGGCACTCTTAAGGACGGAGAAGCCCTTAGGATCGATAACAGCCCAGCTGTAGACAACCTCAGCGCGATAGGCAATCTGCCCCAGACGCTTCAGGTCTCCAAGGCCGTCAGGGTCGCCGGTCTCAATGATCTCAAGATTGATATCGCGGACGATACCCCACTTAATAAGATTGAAGTCGCCCATGATAGCAAGCACCTTGGTGGGTGTCTTTGCAAGAGCTCCGGATACGGTATTGGATGTTGCAGCCGGAATGCCATCAACAGAGCCGGTCTTGAGATTCAGTGGAATCTCTGGGAACAAACGAAGACCGGTATTCTTGACACGAACTTTACGCAGAGCAGATGCCTGTGTCTTGGAAAGAGCAAGTCCGGTAATGTCATAACCCTGATCCACCTTGTCGGCCATCGTATCGAGGTCTGCAGCAGCGTCAGCCGTAGCGGTCACTGCAGTGGCTCCTGCGGTCAGCGCAGTCAGGCCGGCAACAGCCAGTCCGGTAAGCGGATTGAGAGCGTGGAAGACCACATAGTCAAGACCACGGCCGAGGGCGGCGGAGGACTTGTCGACGATGGCGTCGACAATCTTGAGCTGGTTGTCCTCATCAGCCCAGCGAACCTCATCGGAGAAGCGGACAGTGACAGACAGCTTCTTAATGATGTGGTCGATAGGCTCTGTCTTAGCTTCGGAGGGATTGTGTGGTGCATTCTCGCCGACGACCTCAGCCTCAGGATCCTTAGTAAAGAGGATTGAGGAGCGGTTGGCGAAGATGGCCGGAGAAGATGCGGAAAGCGTCTGAATTACAGAGGTGTCCGCTACCTTGCTGACAAGCTCATCAGCGACTTGAGACGGAAGTTTGATACTGGTAGTAGAAAATGCAGCCATGATAAATCCTTTCGTTAGTTTGTATGGCCAAACAGTTGTGCGGCAACTTCACGTCTGGGATCATCACTTGGATTTCCCATCGTGAACTTACCAGGGTTGGGGACCTTTGCCCCAGTCTTGGGCTTGAAATACGCAACCATAGCTTCTGCTGCTGCGCGCATTTCCTCTTCGGTTGTGCCATGGATGAGCGCTTCTGGTATGCCAATATCTGCGGCAACCTTAGTTTTCAGCTCTCGTGTTTCCTCCGTTGACTTAAGAGCGGTAAGTTCTTCTTCTGCTGTCTTCGCTTTCTGGAGGGCTTCTTCGAGTTCCATGTTTTGGGAGTCTTTGAGCTTTGAGAGCTCTTCTGCAGCACTGGAGTTCTCCTTGCTGCGTTTTTCCCACTTGCGTGCTTGACTTTTCCAGTATTCGAGCGTGTCTTCACCTGACTGCTGTGCAGCTGCCAAAGTGCCTGTCGGCTCAAGTGCTGGATCCGTCGTGGTTGGTTCTGGCATTTCGTGCCCCTTTCCGGCCGTGCGGCCTAATAAAAAACCAGCCGTGCGGCTGGTTGATTACACATAATGGCTTCCCGCCTGCGAATCGAACACAGATCTCAAGAACCAGAATCTCGTGTTTTGCCGTTAAACTAGCGGGAACTGTGGTATATTGTGATTAACAGGGTTGGTCCTGCCCAGTAATGGGGGGGGTCAACCCTCGTTTTTTATAATCAGAAAGTCTGTTTCTCCCGGGGGGACGTACCATACTTCGTCATAGTATCTTTTGCACCTCCTGATAGATTTCATGTCGTCTTCATATGAGCGAGTGCTTCCCTCGGTTGTAAGGATCACAATTTTTGGCTGATCGCATTTCAGGTTGTCCCATTTCTTTTTAGCGGATCCGAGGTTATCCTCAATGGAATGTTTACCGCCACCTGCGTTCTTATGCTCAACAAAGAGATGCTGATCTCGAAGCCAAAAATCGATGTTCTTGCTGCCATCAGGTGCATCTTCAGGTAGCGCGACAGGACTAAAACCCATTGAAGAGAGGATATCTATCCCGCGTTTCTCATCAGCCGAGAGCTGCTCACGCGGTTTGATGTACCAAGGTTTCGTTACCTCTCCTCTATAGAGCCAGTCTTTGTTTCGCCTACCAGCTTCTGCAAGGACTTTGTCTCTCAACTCTTTGTTGTTTTCGACTTCCTCAAGGCTTTTCTTGATACCGAGGTTCTTGCAGATGGTATTGAAGCTCTTCTCTGCTTTCGTATGGTCGTATCCGCCGACCTTCGTTCCAGGTTTGCCAGCAACCACCTTGCACTTGCAGTGGTTGTGGTAGTGGGAGTTGGCGCCGGCCTCTGAGTATACAAATCCTCGAGATGCCAACATGGCACAAAAAGCACACTCGCCACCTTGCGGCACACGAGCAAACTTTAGGCCATGTCGTTTACCAACATTAGACATCGTTCTGTTTGCCTGCTGTAAGACCTCGCTTTGCAAGATGTTTCCACATGCTTCCATAAACTCATCATCGCGCAAGGTATTGTTGGCGGCATATTGAGCTACCTTCTCGCGGTACTTATCGTTGACAAAGTATGGAACCTTTGCAATGTCGGTATTCTTTGCGTCAAGCCCTGTATATTCCTCAAAGAAGTCAAGGGCTACTGACCCTGCAGCGTCTCCATATGAGAGAGTCGTGCTTATAAGAGAGTTTCCTACAAGCTCCATAAACTCATCATCAGACATGTCAGGATTGACTTTAAGACTGGCGTTTACGAGCTTCTCGAAGGTCTTCTTTGCGTTCCCTTGCAACTTAGATAGGTTGCTATGGTACGCCTCCATCGCTTGCTTAGAGATATTCATGTTTACTCACTTTGCGCTGCTGCTCTAACAAGGTTCTGTGCGGCCAAGCGCTTGCGATCGGCCTGAAGCTCTCTCAGCTCGTCATCCTTATAACCGAGGTCGCGCAGAGGTACGTCAGAGTTTGCCATCCACGGGAAGGCTGCCACGCGCTTGGTGACCGCATCGGACATAGATACCGGAGAGGGCGTCTCCGGCTTGGCAAACAGTGTTGTTATGTCATAGGCCTTGAGAGCTTCAAAGAAGTTCAGGTTATGAGCAACTGAGAGCGCCATAATAGCAACGTTCGTAAAGGCACGTTTGCAAGCCAGTATGTAGCTATTGATGTCAATGATGGCGTCCTCTTGACTTGCAATTATTGCATCAGCCGAAGTTGGGTTAGCGGTCGTGAAGCTGAGAGACGAAAGAGGAACGCTTGTAGCATCGGAAAACATCGACGCCAATAGTCTCATGTAGTCGCTGTGTGGCTGCATGGTGAGCTGCGGTAGCTGACCATAGTTTGGTATCTGCTTGTTTTTGTTTGGTGTTCCGACAAACGTTGATCCTATGAAAGCTCCAAAGGGAGTTTCTGCTATCTTTTTCGCTTGTTCTTTATCTGCTCCCATAAGAAACTTTTGCGGGGCAGACGCAAAGGCTGCTGTCGCACTCATGTTCATGATTTCACGCTGCGCATCATCAACCAAGCTCATTACTGTCGGAGTGATGCGGGAAGTGCCAAAGGGGTGCTCTAAGGTCCCGTGGTAGGCCACCTGTTCCACGGGGACACGTCCCATGGCATGCTCTGTCTCGTCGGCTACCCAGCGCCCATCGACAAGCGTCAGTATGATGAATTGCGTATCAGTAAAGACATATACCAGCTTGGGTGTCTTGATATTATGTGAACGGTTATATTCAACATCAACAACCACAAGCGCTGCTGTGATCCGCTTGAGGGCGTCAGACCAAAGGGCGGATGATGCTGTGGCCGGATATCCCGACACCACAACATCAGGTTCACCAAGCTCTGTATTGCCGGCTGTAACGCTCACGAAAGATACCGAATGGCGAAGTGAGCTCATGGTGACCTTGCGAACCAGGTTATCCATATCGTTTTGGTGAGCGATCGTATAGAGCTCGTCTTTTGTAGGGTTATCTGTAGAGTTAAAGCCTTCAAACTGTACACGGTCTGCCCACCAGTTGACGCACTTAGCAGCCCAGTCAATTCTGGGGTCAAGTTTTCGGGAGATCTCTGGCAATACCGAGATACCCAGGTCTTTAACCTTGACGTCTCCGGCATAGTATTTGTCACGTAGGCGGTTTTTGTAGTAATGCCTGCGCCATACTTCTACCAGCTCCAAGACTGTCTCACGGTTTTCAGGCGATAGGTTGGCTGCTGCGGCCATAGACGTACTTAATCCTCTGTCAATCATCAGAAGTAGACCTCCCCAGCCTCTTCGTCTTCAACTTGACTTGCCATCCAAAAAGCGAGGGTTGCGGCTTCTGCTACAGCTGCTCCTTCGCCATCAAAGCCCCAGCCGCCGGTACGGCCAATAGGGCGTTTATACGATTGAGTTATTGCTTTTGTTAACTCATCTTCTTCATCCTCATCTAGGATGTCCGGCTCATACCAGGTAAGTGTCTGCTCGGTAACAGCATCTACAAAGTCAACATTTGCTGTTATTAGCTCAGCTGGCGTTGGACTTATGAGGTTTTCTTCAGGAGCAGCTTCGCCAATGCGCTTGATAAGCGATTCGGCACCAGCTTTACCATCAATTACAACCGGGGTTGTTTGAGCTCGTTTGGTTACGAAGGCTGCAAGCGCCTTCTTTCCGCCAATGCAGGCACGCTTATCGACAAGCTCTACATGGATATGATCATCCTCTTTGACGGCTACACAAACTGCGAAGTACGTTCCATCAACGGAGAACTTGACTGCATAGGCTGTCGGCTTTCCTTGGGGCGCACAGTGCGTTTTGCAGGCTTCCCACGTCGTCTTGTCAATAAGTGGTGCTCCGGCTCCTCCTGCAAACTCTTGCGGTGTTAGCCATACACCCAAGCACTCCTGTGCAAACTGTAGATCATCCATCTGTTTGCGAAGTGCCCTGAGTGCCGTGATGTTAACAATGCCTTCGGCAAGCGAAGGAGCGGCCTTGTACCAACGACTCTCGTCTGATACATCTCCTACCTCCTCGAGTCCGTATTCGATCCAGCATGTGTCTTCGATATCAATGCCTGAAAGAGCACGTGTGCGCATCTTCTCGAACTTATCAGCCGTAGACCCGGCACGCCGTGGAGTCCCCATGTAGATGTACTGCGGATTTACCAAAGGACCGCTGGAAGTCGTTGGAAGAAGCGCTTGTATGTGCTCAGGAAGCAATTCCTGTGCCTCGTCGATAACAACGATGTCAAAGGTGTTGCCCAGATTTGCCGTTTTGGTACGGGTTGAGAAGGCAATGAAGCCCTCGTTCTTATCGGCTGCATAAGGCTTGAACGTATAGCTTTCCTGCGCCGTCTTAGATGACACTCTGCAAAGGCGATCATTGAAGTACTTGATGCCACGAACAGAATCGTGAACTTTCGTTCCCAAGATGTCTCGGAAGTCTTCGAGTGTCTTCATTGTGGTCGAGTAGTTGTGAGCTGTCCATAGCACACGAGCACCAAAGACAATGGCAAGGGTTAATACATACCACATGATGGTCGTTGTCTTGCCGTTTTGGCGCGGAATGGCAAGACCAACAATCCTTTGCACAAACTGTAGATTGTCATCAATGGCAGCAAGGATCTCTAAATCTCTTTGTTGCCATCCGGCAAACTTCATACCAGCTTGCCCGGCAAGGGTAACCACGAGCGGCGCCAGTGATTTTTGGTAGGGTTCGTGGATGCAATACCTAGGATCCAACAATGAGTTTGAGGGAGCGCTCAAGCGGATCGTCTGCGTGATCTTGCTTGTCATCGACCTTTGCTCCCTCCAACTCTTCAATTTGCATGCAGACGGCTCGATACTCTTTTGCGATGGTTGCTATGTTTCTCGTCTCGGCAGTAAGTAAGCTTTCTCTGAGCAGATTGCGTTCTTCTCTGAGACGTGCGGCGGTATTTTGTCGTTCACCCTCACGGAATGGGACTGCATACGAGACGCCGGGCAGTTCTTTGAGGGCATCTTTGACCGTTGTTTCACGCTTTCTGTACTTTGCGGCGTACTTCTGCACGACCCTGATAGACCGGCCTAATGTCTCCGCAATCTTTTTATTCGGAACATGTTGTTCTTTGGCTTTCAGAATGTAGTCAATTTCTGACTGGGTCAGCGGGTTTTGTGGCGTCATTACACCTCCTTTTCTGTAAGCGTGCATGTGTGCACATGAGGGCGTGCACCCCTTGTTTGGCTGGTCTGAAAAAATGGCTCTATGCCGCCGAGAGTGCCGCTACTAGCTGGGCGGGGAGGGTTAACACGCCCCTTACCACTGTCGAGAACGGTATATTTTTCCGGCGTTCATCCCATGAACGACTTTGTTACTTTTCTCGCGATTACAATGTCTGTGAGCAGCCTGTACGTTGGCACGGTCCAGGGCTGCCGCCTGTCCTGATTCATAAGGCCCCGCCCAGCAGCGCTGCTGGGCGTTGTACAACCTCAACCAGTATCGTGATACCGGTACGACTTCATCCACCTCGAAGGCATCTGGATGGTTTGCCGGCAGGCTGTAGTTGATTGGCTCGCCGCAAATTGCGCAAGGCAACTGCTGGGCCATGAGCCATGCCCTAAGCTTTCGGCGGGCATTACCATTGGTCTGCCGTACGTTCTTTGCCATAGTGCCCCAATCAAAAGCTAAAGAAAAAGCGCACCACCTAAAAGTGATGCGCTGACTTCCGACAACTGTCGCACAATAACATAGTTGCACAAAAGCTGGAACATTTGGAACACAACAGTCTTTCTAACCGTCTCTCCTTAATTTCTCCATATCTTTCCGAATAAGCTCTTTGATGTATCCAGAGCGATTATCTTGGGATATAAGGTGAGCGTAAATGTCGGCGTCTGAGGGATAGAAG